TGGACGAAATCACACAAGGCACCTGGGCATCAGATAGCGAAGCGTGGGACTTGGATGTGACCACTTGGGGCGAGTCTGCCTACGCCCCCAACGAGGCCCGCCTGCTGCTCTCGCAGCTCACGCAGATTGCAGCGTTCGACGCCTCGGGGTCTGACGATGGGGTGAATCCGGTCGTCGGGACGCTGGAGCGCACCGGGATGTACTTCGACGACGCACAAGCCTACAAGCTCATGCGCGGCGTGTGGCCTCGCATTGATGCACCGACAGGGTCCGTGGTCACGTTCACCCCTGGTGCTGCGTCTGTCCCGCATGGCGTGCCGATCTGGGGAACTCCAGTGTCCTTTGTGGTCGGCCAGGACGAGAAGGCCGACTTCTTCGCACAGGGCCGCTACCTCGCGTTGCGCATCTCTTGCGCCGCCCCGTGGCGGATTCGGGCGATGGACGCCGATCTTGTGAAAACAGGGAGGTTTTGATGGCTGCATACACCCCATCGGCGCCACCGCTCGATCCGTCACAGATCGGGGTCTATCTACAGCAAGAGCTGTACCGCATTGCGCGATCACAGACCGATCCCGTTGCGTTCGTCGTTCTCGAAAAGCTCACCCGCCAGCCAGCCAAGTTGTTCGACGGCATGACGGTTCGGGCGGATGGGACGGTTTGGAACCCTGGCGCAGGTGCTGGGGTTTATTGCTACTACAACGGTTCATGGAACAAGCTGGGGTAAGGAGAAATCATGGTCGATTACTACAACCAAGGCGCAAGCGGCACATTCGGCGCGAACTATCAAACGCCCGATTGGATGCGGGCTGCGGGCGGCAGCTTCATGCAGGATCGGGACGCCACGAATGCATTCTTTGCTGCTAATCCTCAGTACGCAGAGGATTGGGGTCGCATCACCCAAGGAGGCCAGTCGGCGTTCTCCACCGATGGCTCCGGGCTGGTTAAAACCGACCTGAACACCCTGCCCACGGGGGTTGCGGACTACTACCGACAAAACCCTAATGAACTGCTGGCAGCGGAGGGCTTCGGCTATGACCCCACCCTGCAGTACATGAACTACTTTCAGGGGCCGGGGAGCATCGGGGTCGATGGCAAGCGCCAGAACGTCACCGAGTTCATCTCCAAAAACCGCTGGACCCCCAACGGCATCACGCCCGGTAGCTCGCTGCAGTACAACAACTCGCGCGCGTTCGGTGCGGGTACGCAGTCGCTCAACCAGCCAGGCGGCGTGCAATACGGCTCCACCCGGCCCACCACGACCAACAGCGCACAGGCCACCCCGTATCAAGGAAGTTCCACCGGTGGCGGGGCCATGACCTCGACCTACCAGCAGAACCCCTACGCGGGCCAGATGGCCGGGACACTCGCCCAGCAAATGGCCGAGCAGTTCCAGCGCCAGATCCAACCGCAGATCGCGCAAAGCGCCATCGCCACCGGTGGGTACGGCGGATCTCGCCAAGGTGTTCTGGAGGCCAACGCAGCCAACGACCTGCAGCAAAACACCGGCCAGGCCGTGGGCACTCTGCTGGGCAACCTCTACGGCCAAGACCTGAGCTACAACCTCGGCATGGGCAACCTCGGCCTGGGGTACGGCAACCTCGGCCTGGGGTACGCCAACCTCGACCGCAGCATTGCCAACGACAACAACCAGTGGGGCCTGCAAGGCGCTCAACTCGGAATGCAACTGCAAGACCGCCAACTGCAGCAAAACCAACTGGGGTTGTCCAACGGTTCGCAGATCAACAACAACGCCTTCAACAATCTCAACCAGTACGGCCAGCTCTACAACGGCATTGGTCAAGGCTATGGCTCGCAGACGCAGAGCGGACAGAGCGGCAACCCCGTAATGGGCGCTCTCGGCGGCGCGCAACTGGGCAGCAGCCTGGGCAAGTGGTGGGACAGCCAGGGCAGCAACAGTAGCTGGGGTCCAGGCAACGCAAACAACATGTTTAACGGCGTGGATGTGTCGCCCTGGTCACAGGGTGGCTGATGCAAGTCACCTACGGCGCCTGGTTCGCACCGGCCAAAAAGATCACCACACGCGAGAAAGTGGACCGGCTTGAGGAGGAGATGCTGAATCTCCCGCAGACGGATTGCCCAGTTCGTCACCACTTTGCGCCAGGAATCTACGCCCGTGAAATTTCGATTCCAGCCGGAACGGTGGTTGTCGGCGTGGTTCACAAGACCGATAACCTAATCATCGTCAGCAAGGGGCGGCTCCAAGTCGTAACACCCGATGGCACTGCGGAGGTAAGAGCTGGCGACACGCTTATGTGCAAGGCCGGGGCTAAGAACTGCGTCCTTGCACTGGAGGATGCGCGCTGGACAAACGTGCTTCCCAATCCGGAAAACATTACGGACACCGGCGCGCTGGTCGAGCTATTCACACACGCCAAAGAGTCGGAGCTTTTGGGCGGGACCGACAACAAGCAACTGGCTGCAAACCGTGCAGCAATAGAAGGAGAAGCAGCATGGCATTTGCAGCAGTAGGCGCAGGTTTGGGGTTGGCAAATAGCCTCTTCGGTGGTGACAGCGGTGGCGGAACTGTCTCCAAAGACCCATGGGGGCCAGCGCAAAAGCCGCTGACAAACACGCTAGACCGCGCGCAGCAACTGGAGGAATACCAGCGGCTGAACCCATGGAACAGTCTGCAGCAAACGGGGTATCAAAACACGTTCTCCGACCTCGATGCATTCCGAGGCCAGAACAACGGCTTGATGCAGTTTGCCAACCGTCTGATGGGCACGAACTACCAGCGCGGCATGCCTTCACAGCCTGCCGGGTTGCTCTCCCAAGCCCAGCCCCGGCCAATGGCGCAAACCGGCCTGCTGTCACCTGGCATCTTCTCCATTCCGCAGGGTGCGCAATATGGCCTCGTAGATGCGGCCAGGTTCCGCGATGAACTCAATCCATGGACCGCGACCAACGGCATCAAGGCGCCCGAAGCCCCCAAGGGTGAAACCGAGGACGAAAAGAAGAAGCGCGAGCAGCAACAGATGCTGCAGGCGTACATGGATTCTGAGCGCCAAAGCGCAGGAGCCTAAGCATGGCAGGACTACTCGATTTCGCGATGCCGCAGCCTTCTGGTGGCGGGGGCCTGCTCGATTTCGCATTCAGCGATCCTGGCGCGCGGCTTGGTTTGTCTCTCCTGGCCGCATCTTCGCCCAAGCTGCGCCCACTTGGGCAGGCCATGGCGCAGCAGGACGCATCCAAGCAGCAAGCATTGCAGCAGCAGTACATTCAGTCGCAGATCGCCGAGAACACCTCGCAAGCCAAGATGCGTGAGCAGCAACTTTCGATGGCGCAGCAAAAGCAAAACGTGATGAATGGGCTGTTCGGCGTTGGTGGCGGTTCGCCATTGGCTGGCGTGACCACTGGCGGCGGTGTCAATGTACCGGCTGCGTCCGGCGCGGGCATAGCGGGCGGTGGTGGCGGAGTGGAAAATCTCACACTGAGCCAAGTCGCATGGCTTAAAGCCAACGGAATTGACGTGGCAGACCTGTGGAAGTTTGGCAAAGAGGGCATCAAGCGTGAGGCCGGGAATTACTACGAAAACCTGAACGGCGACACTAAATACCTTCCGAAGCTGGACAACGGCATGGCGGTTTCTGGTGGTCAAGTGGTTGCAGCGCCTGGCTATGCGCAAGCAAACTCGCTGATAAAAGGCTCTGAAACATCGGCAGTTGAGGGCGCAAAGTATCCATTTGCCATCGGTTTGGAGAATGCAAAGGCAAACATCGGATCGGCTAACGACTTGGTGATATTGAACCTGCCAAGCGGCCCCGTCCAGGTCACTCGCGCGCAGGCTTTGGCGATGACTCAGCCGCAAGCGCAGCAGCCTCAAGGCCCGCAGGTTGGAGGCGGACAGAACCTCACGCCTCAATTGCGCGATTTGATCGCACAAGACGCAGCCGCCAATGGAATCCAGAACCCCACTACCAATTTCCAAGGCGCAGGCCGGGGACAAGCATATGGCGTGACCAACGCGCCTGCACGCGGGGTAGGCATCCCACTGCAGTCCAAAGCTGCCGACGAATTCAGCAACAACCGATCACCACAACCCAGCATGTTCCCCTGGGGTTTGTGCAGATCACCGACACGAACACGGTGAAGAACTCGGATGGTCAGCCCATTTGGACGCATGGCGCTGGGGCTTTTGTCGGCGCTGACGGCCTGGCGCTGGAGCTGTGGAGCCGCGTGGATGGCGTGACAGTGGGCACGTTCTGGACGCAGAACTCCGGCCGGTGCATGTTCAACACGCTGGGCACGGCCGTGGGCACCGATTACTGCCTTGATCCATCCCCGAGCGAGAGGGGTTACCTCACATCTGCGCCGCAGTTCCAACTCAAGAAGGGCGTGCCGTACATCCTCACGGTGTACCTGCAGGAAGTCTCGCCTGGGCGAATGATGCTCAGGGCCAAGCTGTACGAGGCCACGGAGACAGAGGCTGTGCAGGTTCAGGAGGGGATGGTGACGTTTGACAAGGCTAGCCACTTCCCGGACGCAACCCAGCAGCTACGGGCGGCGATTGCGCGGACACCAGGCTCCATTGGCGAGCCGGTGGTGAGTTATGAGTTCCTGGGCGATTTGATCGGCTGGGAGGATACGGGGCGCAGGTTTAGCGCCAAGGAATCTGAATGGATGAAGGGGGAATGAGATGAGCCTGCTGACACAAATGGTGCTGATCGAAAAGTACGGCCTGCGCGTTGACCTTGACCGCATGGCCGAGATCCTGGAAACGACACAGCCGAACATCCGCCGCAAGATCAGCGAGGCCAGGTTCGAAATACCTACCTACCTAGACAACGGCAAGCGCTGGGCCGATATCAGGGACGTTGCGGAATATCTGGATCAGCGCCGCCAGGAAGCGCGCCTGGTCCACGGTGCAAGTCCTCGGGCTTCAATTGAGCGTAGCGCCTGAGATTGTTCCAGCTCTTGTGACCACTGACCAATGCAACCCGAGGGATATCAAACCCCTGTTCAAACAGGCGGCTGATACCTTCGTGGCGCAGGTCGTGGAAATGCAAGTCTGGAATGGAGAGCGCGTTGCACGCATCCTTGAAATACTTGCTCAGGGTCTGCTCATGAATTGGGAAGATCCTGTCATCTCCCTTGGGCTGGGCCTGCACAAGCTCCCACGCGCCATTCATCAGCGGAACCCATTGATCGTTGCCGACCTTTTTGCGCGGGTCTTTGCGGTCCTTGATAAGCGCCAGCTTTTTTTCGTGGTCGAGCCCAGACCACTCAAGTCTGACAATCTCGCCACGCCGCATGGCCGTCATCACTGCGAAGCGCACCACGTCCGCAAAAACGCGCCCGCGATGGGCCTCAAGCCATTCGGTGATGCGGACCAATTCATCCTCTTCCGGCCTGCGCTCGCGCTTACCACCACCGCCAATCAGGTGCATGTGAGACAGCAGCGGACGGGCCTGCCCAACCGCATCAGGGATGTTGATTTTCAGGTGGACACCAGCCAGGCGCATCACCGTCCCGAGCTTGGAAATGTCCATATTGACCGTGTACGGACCGGCGCCGTCCTCATCCTTGCGGGCTTCGGCGTAGGCCACAAGGTCAGCCGGTGACAGCTTGGCAGCATCCATAGGCCCAAGGTATCGGGCCAGGGTCTTGAGCATGTAATGCTCGTTGGAGGTATCAGCGATTGGCCGGGACTTTTCCCGCAGCTTGCGATACGTATCAATCAGGTCTGATATCAGCACCACCCGGCCTAAAACGGTCTTTGGCGCCAGTGTCTTCCCTCGGTCGATATCCGCCTCAATGCCGCGCGCCCAGGCTTGCGCCTGCGACTTCGTGGGGAAGGTCTGACAGTATGATGGGTGGCCTTTGCGCCGGATCAGTGCCCGCCACTTCCCGCCAATTTGGATGATGCTAGCCATGCGCAGTGATACGTATCTTTTCTGGTATCACTGGCAGAATCACACAGTGATACGCCATGGTACAGCAGCACTATAGAAACGCAGTTGGCGACGGCTAGAATCTCCCCCATCTCCTCGTAGTTCAATGGATAGAACGAGTGCCTCCTAAGCGCTAGATACAGGTTCGATTCCTGTCGAGGGGACCAACTGGCGGAAATGCAGGGAAATAGCGACGCCCTCACAGAGGGAGAGTGCTAAAGTTTCGGGCAGGAAATCAATAGCTCCCCGCACGCACCCCGCACACAGGCCCGCACAACATGGCATCCATCCGCAAGTACCGCGACAAATGGCGGGCAGAGGTTCAGCGTCACGGCATCCGGGCATCGCATGTGGCCGACACGAAGCGAGAGGCGCAGACCTGGGCGCTTGCCAAAGAGGCCGAGCTAGACCGGCTGAAAGGCTCTGGCGGGAAGACCCTGGGCGATGCGGTGGCCGACTACGTGAAAACCGTTAGTCAGACCAAAAGCAAGCCAGAGTGGGAAGAAAAGCGTTTCCAGGCGTTCATGGACTACGTCGGGGAGAAAGTACCGCTCTCCAGCATTACCAGCGCTGACATTGGCCGGTGGCGCGATTTCCGCCTGCAGACGGTGACAGGGGCGACGGTACAGCGCGAGGCGAACCTGTTGCGCAACCTGTTCACGGTGGCGATGGATGAATGGCGCTGGATTGACTCACACCCATTCCGTGGCGTCAGGATGCCTGAGCAGATCGAGGCCCGCAGGCAGGTGTGGGGGTGGCGGCAGATGAAGCGCGTGCTGCGCTCTGGCCGAGAGAAGAAGATGGGCGAAGTGGTGAAAGCGTTTCACATCGCCCTGCACACAGGAATGCGCCTGGCAGAGGTGCTGACCGGAATCTATGACCCGAAACGCCGGGTTTACATACTGGAGCGCACCAAGACAGGCGGCTATGTCGAGGTGCCAATCCCGCGCCGAGCCTTGAAGCTGCTGCCTGCTACGTTCACAGTTGGGCCGAACGAGGCCAGCGTCCTTTTCACCAAGCTACGGCGCCAACTGCTGCTGGACGACCTGACATTCCACGACACCAGAGCCACTGCATTGACCCTGCTTGCGCGGAAGGTGGATGTGATGACCCTAGCGCGCATCAGCAGGCACAAGGACTTGTCAATGCTGCTGAACGTGTACTACCGTGAGACAGCGGAACAGATTTCAGCGCGGCTGTGAGGGCCACGCCCCAAACCAAAAGGACAACATATGCCATGGCACCCGATAGAGACAGCGCCGAAGGATGGGACACCCATCTTGGTATCAAATGGCACCACACAGGACGTCGTGTACTGGTGGCCGTTTGTGTGGATGGGTATGACTGGCAGGGGCATGCAACAGCCCACCCACTGGATGCCTCTGCCACCGCCGCCAGAATTG